ATGAAGAAGCATGGTGGTAAACTGATCTCGACAGACGAAGGTCCACGCATGAAGAAAGTGTTCAAGGAAGATGTCTCCTACGAGGGCAAGAAACCTCACTTTGACATGAGCAAGAAGAGAAAGTTCAATGTCCCAGATAAAAAGACGAGACTAAAGGACACAGGCAAAAACCCTGCCAAGAAACCATACCCCAAACAAGTCGGTGAGGAAATCGATATGATTAACGAAGATGACGTAGAACGCAAAGAGATCGAACTGTTCACATCCAACCACGCACAGATTTATCGTCAGCGTATCCAACCCATCATCAAGAACCTTGCTAAGAAGAAAGCAAAGGGAAACTACGATGATAAACTTGCCATCAAGGCATGGACATACGCAGTCAACGATGGAATCAAAGCGTACAACAAGGAGTTCGGCAGTTCTATCAAACTCTCTGGTGCCGAGAAGGCGAAAGCAGCAGAGTACCTGCTGAAACACTTCGAAGACGAATGAAAATAGGGGAGTGCTTGACACTCCCCTATTTTTTTGCTATGATATAACAAATTAGGCATTTTGTGTAAAACATGCCTATATAATATAGATGTATAGTTGTAAACACATCTCATCCAGTATAGCATTGTGTCTCGGGTTTATACTTACATCGTCATGTTCCACCACAACAAAAGTAAAACCACCACCACCCGGTAATTTCTTAGCAGATTCTGGGTTTCTCTGGTTCTTTGATCCATCAGAAGGTCCACTCCAATGTGTGGGTTCATTCCACAAAGAGGATGGTTCTCTGATAGGCGGCGGCACACTAATTGACGAAGACACAATCATAACAGCAGCACATGTCGTAGAGGCCTCAACCGGAGCAACCAAGTTTCGTGTTGGTAAAAGATTCTATGAGATAGAAAGCATCTGCCTACACGGAGACTATGAGGGTGACACGGCAATCAAGAATGACATCGCCATTGTAGAACTTGAAGACAAGGTTTTTGGTGTGGAATTCCCCGATGTCAGTGTCGATCCATCATACCTTTCACCATTCCGAATGTTGATTACCGTGGGGTATTCACTCGGAATCAAGAAGATCAGTAAACCAGGCGTGATGTTCTACTATGGCACTCTGGAACGCGAACCGAATTTCTTCAAGATGTTACCAATGAAGGAAACAATGAAGTTCGGTGATTCTGGTGGTGGAGTGTTCGTCGTAGAAAACGGCAAGTTCGTGCTGGTTGGCGTAGTTTCTTACCTACAGATAATGCATGGTAAAGTGATAGACAACAGCGTATTGAGAATTGATAGATATACAAACTGGTTAGATAATGCCGGAGTATTAACATCGAAGTGGAGTCCGCTCGATGAGATCGATTCTGAAATGCCTCATGAGGCAACACGATATTGATCACCCGATTGCCTTTGTTGCGGACTATCTGGACCTCTTGTCCACGAAACGTCTAGAACTAAGGGAACGGGGCGCCTGTAGTCTCCGAGAGACAGTGCATACTTGGTATAAATATAGGAAAAGACTTGCACTAAAAGAAAAAGGATGTTATAATATGAGTATGACTTTGAAGTTTACACACATTGGTGACGCTGAGGCATTTGATGATCTAGAAGCGACAACAGAAGATTCTGGTAAGAGAGTATACAAAACGCCTTCCGGCATTTCCTACCCTTCCGTGACTACGGTAGTGGGATTTAAGAAGAGGGCGTTTTTTGCTGAATGGAGACGAAAGAATCCAGAGGAATCCAGACGAGTCCTTTCCAGAGGCAACAGTTTGCACTCAACGATCGAGGATTACCTAGACAACAAAGACATCAGCATGGAAGACTGCGGACCTAACAGTTGGCAGTTGTTCGAGCAGTTGCGTCCTGAACTAGACAAGATCAACAACGTCCATGCACAAGAAGTGCCTCTGTACTCGAATCTTCTTCAGTTAGCAGGTCGTGTGGACTGTGTTGCCGAATACGATGGTAAACTTTCGATCATCGACTTCAAGGGTAGCACTCGCAACAAGACTGCCGACAACATTGAAGAATACTTCATGCAGGCAACCGCGTATGCAATTATGTGGCAAGAGAGAACTGGTACTGCTATCGATCAGGTAGTCATCCTGATGTCATGCGAAACAGGAGACACAAACGCATTTGTTTCGTCTCCTGTTCGGCATGTAAAAAATCTTAAAAAGATTATCGAAGAGTATAACGCTCAATAGAGTCCTATGACTTTATCAGTTGCAGCAGCAGCATTTCCCGGAGAGTTCCGATTCAAGATCGTCAATATTTGACGACAGTCGCCGATTTCTAGAATCGTTTGTTGTTGGTTACTCCCGGTAATCGCGCCGATCCGAAAGATCTCGCCATCTAGGTTTCGGTATTCAAAACCTAAATTTGATTTCCCACCTGCATTGGACTGAATAACATAAAGTGCCTTTGGTGGGGGATTGAATGTAATCCCTGCGGTGGTTGTACCGTTACACTGAGAGTCTACGAATTTTGTATATGTTTGAAATGAATCACTGTTATTGCTAGCCATTATTTTACCTCAATACAGAATGTAAAGTGTTCCAGCACCCGGAAGCGCCTTGATTTTATACGCACCGAATGGGACGATTTCCTTGTGTGGAATTGACAGTGTGACCGCGCCTGCGTCAACGTCATCTGGATCGGTGTTTAATGATCCGCTTGGAACGAAAGAAATCTCCTGTGCAGAAGTATGATCTAGATAAAGTGCTGATGCCTTCTGATAGATCCGTTCGTCTACCGCGGCCTCAATTCTCTTGAATGTCTTGTACGCCATTTGTTTCTCCTATACTTTTAAATCCTACATAGTATGTATATCATAGATAATCTTTATGAAAACGAGGACCGACATGAATTCATTCAGAGAGTTCTTATCTGAATCAAAAAACCTCCATATGGAACACATTGAGGATGCTATCTTCAATGAGGGAAGCAAAGGCACCGTGGAGGCCATACGGTTCTTGGAATCAGTAACCGATATGCTTTCTGGAAACAGTAAGTCGTCGGTTAACATTACAGTGAAGTGGGATGGCGCACCGGCAGTGTTTGCGGGAGTCAACCCAGAGAATGGAAAATTCTTTGTCGGATCAAAGTCTATCTTCAACAAGACAACACCGAAGATTAACTACACGAATGCCGACATCGACAAGAATCATCCGGGGGGACTTGGTACTACTCTAAAGGTAGCACTCAAGGAACTCAAAAAATTGAATATCGAGGGAGTATTACAGGGCGATGTCATGTTTACTTCCGACGGCGTTGAGGTACAGGATATTGACGGTGAGAGTCACATCACCTTCCAACCAAATACTATCACCTACGCAGTGCCATCTAACTCCGATCTCGCAAAAGTAATTAAGCGAGCAAAGATCGGAGTTATTTGGCATACTAAATACACAGGTAAGACAATGGCCACCATGAAGGCGGGATTTAATCCAAACATAAGTAAGTTAGGTAAGTCATCAAGCGTCTGGTATGATAATGCATCGTTTAAAGATACTTCGGGCGCCAGCACCTTTACGAAGGCAGAAGTGAAAACGATGCGTGGTCTTATTGATGCTGCTAAGAAGAAATTCAAGGCAGCAGGATCTTTCATTGATGAGTTGCAAAATAGCGACTTAGTATCTGAAGTGAAGATCTATGGTAATGCTCAGATCCGAAAGGGTTCATCGAGTTTGTCTGCGGCGGATTTCCAAAAACGTATGGAAGACAAGATGCAGACTGCCATAGATAATTTGAAGACAGATAGAGCAAAGGAACGGAAGCAAAAAGTAATGGATACCTCCATGAAGTTTTTGTCTCGGAACCGAAAAAAACTCCAATCTGTCTTTGATTTACATGATTCTCTGACTCAAGCAAAGATTTATACCGTCAGGAAATTAGAGAAGGTAAAAAATCTAGGCACGTTTATCAAAACAGAGAACGGATTCAAAGTCACGGCACCGGAAGGATTCGTTGCCATAGATAAACCATCGGGCAATGCCCTGAAATTGGTTGATCGATTAGAATTTTCTAAACTTAACTTCACAGTATCTAAAAACTGGACATAAAGGAGAATACATATGAGACGAGCAGACGTAAGAAAAATCGATAATTCACGACTCGGTAGAGTAAAACTTAATACAAAAGGCGCCCGGTCCAAACCAGTCGCAGAAGTAGTTAAACCAGTAGTTGCAGCAAAACCTGCACCTCAAAAGAAGAGTAAACTTGGAAAGGATTGATAAATGGACGTAATTCAAAACGCATTAGGAACAGCATTTTACACCGTAGTAGTTTTCGCCGCCGGCGCACTCGTAGGTGTACCACTATGGAATTGGGTACGAAAGTTCTTCCCGTGGAATAAAGACTGATATCAGGCACGTTGGTGTCTCGATGTCAACACTGCGGGAGGTGATCAGAAATCTACATGAAAAGTTTAAACGACTTTAAAACTTCAATTATGGAAAGTACCAAGGATACGATTGTGTATACCTTTGGTCGATTTCAACCACCGACATCGGGACATCAACTCCTGATTGACAAGGTTATC